GGGATCGTGTGTATCCCACCAACGAGATCGTAGAGAACGCGGTAAAGAAGTACGGCAAGCGGCTCTGCTGGGGCTGCATGAGAGCGGAGAACAACCATGCGGCAGGTAACGGTTAACGCGGCGCGTTGGTCGCAGGACAGCGAGGGCGCGTGGCTCTGTCTGCGGGTGAAGTCACCGGAGGCGGCGATAGAGGTCTGTGACGCGCTGAAGCCTGGCAAGGAGTACACCGCCACCATCAAGGGAAAGGGCCGGAGCCTCGATGCCAACGGGTATGCGTGGGTGCTGATGGACAAGCTGGCGGAGCACTACGGCGTTGCGAGAGAGAAGGTATACCGTCAGGAGATACAGAGCATCGGCGGTGTCAGCGAGGTGCTATGTCTGCGGGAAAAGGCGGCGGAGGCGTTCTGCCGGAGCTGGGAACGGAACGGTATCGGCTGGATGACCGATACCGGCCCCAGCAAAATCAAGGGCTGCGTGAACGTGACCGTCTGGTACGGCAGCTCCGTATACGACACGGAGCAGATGGCACGGCTGATAGACGCCATCGTGCAGGACTGCCGGGACGTCGGCATTGAAACCATGACGCCGCGAGAGCTGGATGCCCTTGTGAGCCGGTGGGGAGAGGTGAGCGTATGAACGACAAGCGATGCTTTTTGTGCGGGCGGAACGACCCAAGTGACCCGCTGGAGCGCCACCACATCCTAGGCGGTACGAATCGGAAGAAGAGCGAGAAGTCCGGCCTTGTGGTGTACCTGTGCGGCAATCGCTGCCACCGGAACGGGCGCGGCGCGGTACACAAGAACGGCGACCAGATGCGGCGTCTGAGGCGGTACGGGCAGCTCAAGGCAATGGAGGAGCAGGGCTGGACGGAGGAGGACTTCCGCCGCGAGTTCGGAAAAAGTTACTTATGAGAGGAGATAAGAAATGCTGAACAAGATTTTCATTATGGGACGCCTGACCCGCGATCCGGAGCTGCGCAGGACGCAGAACGGCACTGCCGTCACCAGCTTCACGCTGGCGGTAGACCGGGACTTTAAGAACGCGGACGGCACCAAGGACACGGATTTTATTGACGTGGTGGCGTGGCGCAACACCGCCGAGTTCGTATCCAAGTATTTCTCTAAGGGCCGTATGGCCGTGGTGGAGGGGCGCTTGCAGCTGCGGGACTGGACGGACAAGGACGGCAACAAGCGCCGGAACGCAGAGGTGCTGGCGGACAACATCTACTTTGGCGACGCCAAGCGGGACACGGACAGCGGCGCGGCGCGACCCACCGGCTTTACCGAGGCGGCACAACCCACCGGCTTTAACGAGATCGAGGACGACGGCGACCTGCCGTTCTGATGGGAGGGGTAAGCGGCATGGATTACTGGCACAAGCGGTACACCTGCCCCTACTTCACCAGCGGCGAGAAACGGCGGGTCTGCTGCGAGGGCGGAAGCCGCGTCAGCTTCGAGACGGGTGGCGCGGCATCCCGCTTCATGAATCAATTCTGTGCCGGTGCGTGGGAGCATTGCACCATCGCACGGCACCTGACGGACGAGTACGAGAGAAAGGAAGAAAAGAATGGGAAAGATGCAGGATGAGATCAAGGGTCTGCGGCGGCAGAATCGGCACCTGGAAAACATCGTACAGCGCCAGCGGCAACACATCGAGGACGCGGAGAGCGTGATCGAGGCGTTCAAGCGAGGCATGGATGCGCACTACGCCGCTTGTGCCGTACAGTTTGGCGAGAAGCGTGAGGACTGCGACACGCTGTGGGGCTACCATCTGGAGATTCCTGCGGAGCTGGTGACGCAGGCACTGACAGACTACACCGTGCAGGTGGCGCTGGACAAGGAGCGCGGCGTGTACGTCATCGGGGCGATGAAGAAGGAGTGAGGCGGTGTGAAGCGCAAACAATTCACGTTTTACAGCTCCTACTGGGATGCAATACAGCCTCTCCCAAAAAAGCAGCAGGCGGAGATCCTGCTGGCGATCTGCGACTATGCGCTGAACGAAACAGAACCGTCCAGCAGTCTCTCCCCCGCCGCCAGTGTCGCATTTAATTTGATTCGCCCCACACTGGACAGCGGCAGAAATAAAGCCGCCAACCGCCAGAACAAATCAGAATCAAACGGATAACAAAAGTGGAACAAACGCAAAACAAAGGCGCAAGGAGAAAGAGGGGGAGAAAGAGAGAGAGTAAGAGAGAGAGGGAGAGTAAGAGAACGAATGTTATATATTACGGCGGCGGGAGTATGTACTACCGGAGGAGGAAGAAATGGACAAATGCGAGGTTGAGAAGCTTTTTACCCTGTTTTCCCAGTTCTGGCCGAACAAGCAGGTCACGACAAAAATGAAGCTGGCGTGGGAGATCGCCTTAGAGCCTTACAGCTACGCGGACGTAAGAGCCGCCGCCGTCGCCTATGCCAGACGCAATAAATTTTTTCCCGATGTGGCCGATATCACGATGGGCATTGAGCCGCAGGAGGAGCAGGCGCAGGAAGAACAGGCGCAGGACACGATGGAGCGTTTCGCATGGATGCGGGACTACGTCCACAAGGGGCGCAAGCTGGGCCGCATCTCCCGCTATGCACGGGAACACGGGATGACGTGGCAGGAGGCCAAGGAGGCGCTGGATGGATAAAGGCATCTGGCGCGTGGCCAGAGCGCGGCTGTGCGTGGCCTGTTTGCAGGAGATGGCGGCGGATTACATCATCGAGCCAGCGTTCCACGGCTGGGCGCAGGGTGTGTGCCAGCGCTGCGGAAAAGCGCAGAAAATGACGACGGTCAAGCGCTACACCATGAGCAGGCGCGGACTGGAGAAAAGAGGGTTGTTGGATGAACAGTGAGGATCTGATGCGGCTGGGGCCTGCGGCACAGAAGCAGGTCATGGAGAAGATGCGCAAGCCAAGCAAGTACAAGGCGCAAAAGACGCGGCGCGGCAAGATGACCTTTGACAGCAAGAAGGAGGCGGAGCGCTACGACGCGCTGATGCTGCTGCAAAAGGCTGGGGAGATACGGGGCCTGAAATTGCAGGTGCGGTACTGCTTGCAAGAGGCGTACACGACGTTTGAGGGCGAACGGGTGAAAAGTATCGACTACATCGCGGACTTCGTGTACGAGCGCCGGACGGCTCCTGACAGCTACGGCCAGCGCTATTGGCTTCCGGTGGTGGAGGACGTGAAGGGTGTGCGGACGCGGGAGTATGCCATGAAAGCAAAGCTGTTTTGCAACCGGTACGGGTTCTCCATCCGGGAGGTGTGAGGAGGAGAGCATGATGTACGCCAACCAGCCGCTGACGAGTGAGGCGGCAAAGCAACTGATGGCGTTGGATCTGTGGGACAAGGAGGTGCTTACCTTCGAAAAGCTGGGCGAATGGTACATCGCATGGGGCGGTCAGTGCTATGTCAGCTTTTCCGGCGGCAAAGATTCCACGGTGCTGGCGTATCAGGCGGCGCGGTATCTGGCAAGCTACCGAACGGTGCCGTGGCCGCTGAATCTGGTGTTTGTGAACACGGGTCTGGAATACCCTGAAATTCAGAAGTTCGTGAATGAGTACGCCGCGTGGCTGCGGAAGGAGTTTCCCCGTGTGACTGTCAATCTTGTACGCCTGCGTCCGAAGATGAACATCCGGCAGGTGGTGACGAAGTACGGGTACAGCATCGTGAGCAAGGAGGTCGCGGGGGCGGTTTATCAGGCGAGAAAAAATCCTAATTGCGACAAAGCCAAAAAACTGCGAGGGGAGATTCTTGATAAGGACGGAAACAAAAGCATCTGGAACTGCGACAACTGGGCATTTCTGCTTGACGCTCCATTTCTTGTCTCTTCTGAGTGTTGCCACATTATGAAAAAAAGGACGGCGCATACTTATGAGCGCGAGAACCGTGAAAAACCTATCGTTGCGATGATGGCAGAAGAAGGACGGCAGCGGTTTCAGACATGGACGGCGACCGGTTGCAACGCCTTTGAAGGCAAGCGGCCTATGGGAAAGCCCATGAGCTTTTGGACGGAGCAGGATGTGCTGCGGTTTATCGTGGAGCGTGGGCTACCCTACGCCAGCGTGTACGGAGACATCGTAGCCAGCGACGGCGAGAACGACTACGGAGCGACGCTGATCGACTGCAAGTTGCACTGCACGGGATGCCGGAGGACGGGCTGTATGTTCTGCGCGTTCGGGGCGCACCTTGAAAAAGGCGTCAACCGTTTTGAACGCATGAAACTGACACACCCGAAGCACTATGCGTTCTGCATCGGCGGCGGGCATTTTGACACGGACGGGCTGTGGAAGCCCACGAAAGACGGCCTCGGTTATGCGCGAGTGCTGGACTACATCGGAGTGAGGTATTGATATGGGCAAGCAGATTGCGATAAACACCGACTGCATGGAGTATATGCGGACGCTGCCGGACAAGGCATTCGACCTTGCCATTGTAGACCCGCCGTACTTTTCTGGGCCGGAAAGGAGAGGATATTACGGAAACAAAGTAAGCGCGATTGGCGTACATAGGGACTACCCAATTTCGCCTAAGTGGGACGTTCCGGGAACAGACTACTTTTCGCAGCTTGTGCGCGTGGCGAAAAAGTACATCGTATGGGGCTGCAATTACTTTAATGTCGTCTTTCCGCCGGGGCGCATCGTTTGGGACAAGTGCAACGACAACAGTTCTTTTTCGGACTGCGAGATCGCGGCGACAAACTGCCACGACAGCGTTCGTATCTTTCGCTATATGTGGAACGGAATGTTTCAGGGGAAAAGCATCACGGACGGCACAACTCAGCAAGGGAACAAGGCACTAAACGAAGTACGCATCCATCCGACGCAGAAGCCGGTGGCGCTGTATGAATGGCTGCTGCAGAAGTATGCGAAAGAAGGTTGGAGAATTTTGGACACGCACCTCGGCAGCGGCTCAAGCCGTATCGCGGCGTACAACCTCGGTTTTGACTTCGTGGGCTGCGAGATCGAACCGACATATTTCCAACTGCAAGAGCAGCGGTTTGCGGAACATACGGCGCAGGAAAGGTTGTGGTGACATGGCAAGCAGCATTTGAGCCGGGACGACCGGATTTTTCTGGACGGCAAGCGCAGAGGTACGCAGGAGTGCATGGACATGGTGGCGATGGCGCTCATCGACAAGTGCGGCTGGCACGTCCAGGAAGAGATGCCGGACAGCCGTGATACGCACAGCATCGCGTATCTGTACGAGTGTCTGGAAAAGATCACGCAGGAGATCAACGAAGGCCGCATCAAGCGGAAGCACATCAAGGACGTGCTGAAGGACGAGTGCGGCGTGGTGTTTGGAGATTAGGAGATGAATGGAGAAGTTATGTTTTCCAGCGAAAAGAATTTCTGGGAAACACCGCAAAAGCTGTTTGATGAGCTGGATGCTGAGTTCCACTTCACGCTGGACGCCGCCGCCAGTGACGAAAACCACAAGTGTGCGCGGTATTTCACGCAAAAAGATGATGGTTTGCGGCAAAATTGGGGGGGGTGAAACAGTGTTTTGTAACCCGCCCTACGGAAGCAAGGAAACCGGACTGTGGACGGAGAAGTGCTGCCGGGAGGGACAGAAGCCGGGGACAACAGTGGTGCTGCTGATTCCGGCGCGGACTGACCGTGCCAGTTTTCACGACTACATTCTGGGTAAGGCAGAGATACGTTTTCTGCGCGGGCGGCTGAAATTCGAGCTGGACGGAAAGCCGATGGGAACGGCACCGTTTCCCAGTATGATCGCCATTTGGCGAGGAGGAATGACATGACAAGAGATGAGATCGTGACCGCGCTGCGGCAATGCCCACGCTATGGTGTGGACTGCTCTAAGGGAGTTTGTGCTTTTTTCAAACCGAATGGTGCATTTGAGGATTGTATCAAAAAGAAGAATGACGCTGCCGCTGATCTGATTGAGAACCAGCAGCGGCACATCGAGGCACTGTTGCAGGCCAACGCCGCCCTACGGGATACCGTTCTGCGGCGGGATGCGCAGATCGAGAAGCTGGCGGCAGACCACAAGGCACTGCTCAACGAGCTATGCCAATACTGCGGGAAGTACAAACAAGCACACGAGGGCGCCTGTGACGGGTGAAAATGGAGGGAACTGTGATGACCAAGGTCTTTTGCGATATTTGCAAAAAGGAAATTGAATGCGACAGAGAAGCCAGCGAGTACAAGATGAAGCGGCTTACACACAGTTTCCACGAAAGCTGGTGGGTACGCATGACGGTGCATAAAGACTGCTGGAGAGAGCTGTGCAAGAGCATTGCGGAAAAGAAGGAGAAGAATTAAATGGATGCTGTATATCGCATTAATCGGATGTGTTCCGACTGCCGCCGCGAGTTCTGGATGCAGGAGGTGGAGTGATGGAACGGCTGACAGAAAAGCACTATCTTGGCACCGACCATTACATGAAGTGTTCTGGTAACTGCGATGTGGACATGGATTGCATAGATTGCCCATCGTTTGACCGTCTGGTTGAACGCCTCGCGGCCTACGAGGACACGGGGCTTGAGCCGGAGGAAATCGACATGGATCACGAAGCCGCAGAGACACTTCGCCAACTGTGCCGAGGCTGCGATCTTGACCGGTTGTGTGAGCTGGCCGAGGCGGACAAGGACGGGCGCGTGGTGGTGTCGTGCTGGATTCCGGTGACTGAGCGACTGCCAGAGGACTCCGTGAAAGAGTGCATTATTTTTGTCCCTCATATACCAGAGAATATCGTTGGTTTGGGGCGATACCTTGGTGCTGGCAGATGGGTGCTTGACGGATGGTATCTTACGCCCGAAGCTGTCGCCTACTGGATGCCGCTGCCGGAGGCACCGCATAAGAAAGCATTGGAGGCGATGAAGGATGTTTGAGTTGAAACCTTGCCCGTTCTGCGGAGGTACAAAACTCAAGGTCGAGCGAAAGTCTCGTCTCGCGGGCTGGAATGGGCTTGATATGCGCGTAGAAATGCACACCTACTCTGTCCGATGCAACACCTGCCACGCGCGTGGCGGCGCTGTTGGTGGTCGCGTTATGAATGACCCGTGGACACGATGCGCTCAGCTTCCCGACTGGGCTACGACGGACAAAACCCTGGAAGCAAAAGCAACCGAGGCATAGAACAGGAGGGCTGACGATGGCTGAATACATTAAGCGAGAAGCGGCGATTGATGCTGTAAACGATCTTGCAGGAAAAGCCCCGACGCGTTCGGCTTATGAAGCTGTATGGAAATCGGCGAGAGTGTTGAAGAAAATTCCTGCTGCTGACGTTGCCCCGGTGGGGTATGGGCGGTGGGGCACGGGCCGGTTCAATCTGGAAACGGGGAACTATGAGGCGCAGTGCACCCGCTGCCGGAATTTCTCGAAAGAGTATGGCAAGCCTTATTGCCCCAACTGCGGCGCGAAGATGGACGGAGGGAATAGTTGATGGTTAAAGTGTTCTGCGATATGTGTGGGCGCGAGATTGACTACGAGGTTGACGGCGTGAATCTGGATTTCAATCACTGCAGAAGGGTGATATGATCCGGGCGCGGTTTCTGACGATGCCGGAGCCGTTCCCCGGCGCCGGGGCGACAACGGACAATCTGTACCCTGTGCGCAAGGCGACGGTGGTGTATGTGCATCCCAAGGGGCGCTACATCGTGGCGGAGTGCAAGGGCGTTCGTGAGACGTTTTTCCCGGAGGACGTAATAATGCTATAAAAAAAGAGGACACCTGCATGGTGTCCTCTTTTAATCTTCATGGTCTTGTGTAAAGGCCGGTCGACTGTGCCAGCAGGAGTCGGAGGTAGTCGGGGCAGCTACGCACACCGCGCTCCCAGTCCTCCAGTGTGCGGGTGGGGATACAGTACCGGGTGGCAAAGGCCGCCTGTGATAGGCCGGTGTGCTGCCGGATGTCGCGGATCGTTAGGTGGGCTGCGTCCCAGAGACGCGCCAGCAGGTCGATGCGGTCTGCGGGGATGTCCGCGTCCGGCGCATCGTCCCAGACGGAGGACAGCGAGCAGTCGGAAACAAAAGCGTCTCGGTCAGCGGAGGCGAGGGCTGCGGCGAATAGGGCGTAAAACAGTTTGTCTGTCATTTTTAGTATCCTCTCATAGTCAAAATTGTAAAAAGGAAAAGCACCGGTTTCCGGTGCTTTTCCTGCGTTTGAAGGGTTTTTCCTTCTCACCATTTCAATCCACGGCGGCAGGATCGCGCCGCACCAGATGCAAGCGCCTCTTGCATCCGACAAAAATAGCTTACCACGCCGCGCAGGAAATGTCAAGAACCATCATGACCATGCTCCGCCCGCCAGATATGCGGCGTTCTCGCGCTCGGTCTGCTCGTCCTCCGTCAGGGTTCTGTCGATCATGTCCGCGATCTGCTGCTGGGTCGTGTATCGTATCGCAATACCAACCTTCGTGACGTCAGCGTCGTGGTAGACTGTCCATTCCTCGCGATCCCAGTGGTACTTGCACCAGACAGCGCCGGTGGACTTGTCGTAAAAAATCTCCACATACTCCCCCGTGCGGGAGCCAAGCCCCTTGGTGGAGCTGGAGGCGTTGGCCAATGTTTCCTTGTTGATTTTTCTGCCGTGGGTGTTGATCTCCATGTTCTGTTCCTCCTTCTGCCGCGTGTGCTGTCTAAGACATCAGGTCAAGGATATGCCGGAAGCCCTCCGGCTCCCACTCGTCATCAATACCCAGAGTTACAAGATCTGCGATAAGATCCACAAACTTCTGTGGGGCAAGGCGGCGGATTTCGGCGGCGCTCTCGTGGAACGCCCACGAAACATCAAGGCCACCGTGGGCGTTATCGCAGGTCTCCGCCCAGCCGCCGCTGTCCTCGGTGGTGTAGAATATTCCCGGCTCCATGCCGTACCATCTGCGGCTGTCTTCCGCAAATTTCAATGCGGCTTCGGTGTATTCGGCAATTTTCATGTCTTGCTCCTCCTGTTCACAAATTTTCATGGGGTGGGGCTGATGCGCTCAGCCCCTCCAGAAGCGTTGTTGCTGCTATCAGCGGGTCATGTCTGCCGCCGTAGCGGCCACGCGCTCCTCGGCGGTGCGGATGCTGTCCGCCTTGCGGTAGGCGTGGGCGACCGGAGCGTCCCGGAAATCGTGCGCCGCGAAGTCGTCGGCGGCTGCCTTGCTGTCAAACCATGCCTCGCGGCAGAAGCTGGATCCCCATACTGCGTAGGTGACGGAATAAAAAGTCTTTTTCATGATATTTCCCTTTCTGCCGCTGTGCGGCTGCACTGTTTTTTGATCTGTCTATATACTACCACGCATTGCGTGGTATGTCAAGAGGGAAAATTAAAAAAAATAAAAAAATTTTTCGTTTTAGGGGTGCGCGGGCGATATACATATAGGTATGCTGGATATGCGGGGGCAACCTGCCCGTGCCGATTCATTTCTTTTCTCCTCTTTTCTACCCGGTGGGGGCGGGGCTTCGGCTCCGCCCTGACGGGAGAAACGTACGGAGAACATTATAAAACAGGACGTCCCGCACCTCTTTGTAATGTGCCCCAGGGAAGACATAATATACAGGTGAGACGAAAGCCGGGGAAGGCCGCGGCAATGACAAAGGCCAGTGGTGGGAGGCCGCTGCGTCAGGAAAACGAGGTGGTGACAATGGCTGCACGGCTGACAGACCGTCAGAAAAAGAAAATACTGGCGGACTATGTGCAGACAACCAACTACTGCGCCACCGCGAAGATCAACGGTGTGTCTGCGACAACAGTAAAAAACCTGGTGCGGGCGAATGCAGACATTGTGGAAAAGTGCGAACAAAAAAAGGAAGAGAACACGGTGGACGTGCTGGCGTATATGGATGCCCAGCGGGAAACGGTGTGTCAGATCATTGGAAAAGGGCTGGCGGTGCTGAATGATCCGGAGAAGCTGGCGGAGGCGACGCCCAGCCAGATCACGACGGCGATCGGGACGCTGATAGATAAGTGGACGACGATGGGGTCTGCTGCGGACAGCGGCGGTGGCGGCGTGGTGCTGATGCCGGAGGTAAAGACGGATGCCTGAGATCGTGTGGAAGCCGCAGGAACGGCAGGCCGTATTTATGGCAAGGCCGGAATATGAAGCCCTGTATGGCGGGGCGGCGGGCGGCGGCAAGAGCGACGCGCTGGTCATCGAGGCGCTGCGTCAGGTGCATATACCGTGGTACAAGGCGTTGATCCTGCGCAAGACGTTTCCCCAGCTGCGGGAGCTGATCGACAAGACGTTAAATTACTACCCCCGTGCATATCCCAAGGCCAGATACAACGGCAGTAACCACACATGGAGGTTTCCGTCCGGGGCGCAGATCGTGTTTGGCAGTATGAACCGGCCGCAGGACAAGATACAGTATCAGGGACAGGCGTATGACTTTATCGCTTTTGATGAGTTGACGCACTTTACGCAGGAGGAGTACGAGTATCTTAAATCCCGAAACCGTCCCAACGGGGCGGGGACGCGGGTGTATATGCGCTCCACCGCCAACCCCGGCAACATCGGGCATGGCTGGGTCAAGGAGCGGTTTATCACGGCGGCACCGCCGATGCAGCCCATCACAGAGGAGGCCGTGTGGTATACGCCGGACGGCAAAAAGCACACGGGGCAGCAGCAGCGGATATTCGTGCCGTCCTCGGTGTTTGACAACAAAATCCTGGTGGAGAATGACCCGCTGTATGTGCAGCGGTTGGCCAGTATGCCGGAGGCGGAGCGGAATGCCCTGCTGTACGGCAACTGGGACAGCTTCGAGGGGCAGGTGTTCACCGAGTGGCGCAACGACCGGGAACACTATCTGGACAGGAAGCAGACCCACGTCATCGAGTCGTTTCGGATACCGGAGGACTGGGTGATCTGGTGCGGGCTGGACTGGGGCTATTCCCGTCCGTTTTCCGTGGGGTGGTACGCGGTGGACAGAAACCGGCGGATGTACCATATCCGGGAGTTTTACGGCTGCAACGGGACGCCCAACCGTGGCGTGATGTGGGAGCCAACCAAGGTAGCGCAGGAGATACGGCGCATCGAGGCGGACGATCCCAACCTGCGGGGGCGGGACATACACCGCGTGGGCGACCCGGCGATCTGGCAGAGCGACGGCACGGAGAGCGTGGGTGCACTGATGGAGCGGGAACGTGTCTACTTCGAAAAGGGCGACCACGCACGGATCAACGGCAAGATGCAGATCCACCACCGGCTGGCGTTCGACGCTTACGGCGTGCCGATGCTGTATGTGTTCGACACCTGCAAGAACTTCATCCGGACGGTGCCGAACCTGGTCTATGACCAGACGGACGTGGAGGACATCGACACGGACGGCGAGGATCATATCTACGATCAGCTGCGGTACGTTTGCATGAAAAACCCCATCGGGCCAAGGGACATGGGACACATCGTGGAGCGGCCCTATTCGCCGCTGGACACGGAGGACGAGTACAGGCCCAGCCGGTACGCATTTTATCAGACCTATTAAGGGGGACAGGATATGGATAGATACGGCATCCCCGGCATTGAGCCGGAGGACGGTATGCCGCCGGAAATGGCGGCGATGCTGCTGGAGCGGACGGATGCTACGCCCACCATCACGGAAAAGGACGTGGAGCGCGGCATCGACCTGCTGACGCGGTACAAAAACGGAAAGGGCAATCTGGAAAGCCGGGTGGTCAACGACGAGCTGTGGTGGGAGCTGCGGCACTGGGAGGGCATCGGGCAGAGCAAAGCCAAGCTGGTGGACAAAAGCGGCAAAGAAGTCCTCTCCTCCCCTCCCCAGCCCAAGCCCACGTCGGCGTGGCTGTTTAACACCATCCAAAATAAGCACGCGGATGCGATGGACAACTACCCGGAGCCGGTGGTGCTGCCACGAGAAAAGGGCGACGAGCAGAGCGCAAAGACGCTGAGCCAGATCTTGCCGGTGGTGCAGGAGTACAACCATTTTGAGCAGGTGTACTCCGACAACTGGTGGGAAAAGCTGAAGCACGGCACGGCGGTGTACGGCGTGTTCTGGGACAGCAAGAAGGACAACGGGCTGGGTGACATCGAGATCCGGGACATCGACCTGCTGAATTTGTTCTGGGAGCCGGGCATCACGGACATCCAGAAGAGCCGGAATCTGTTTATCGTGGATCTGGTGGACAACGACCTGCTGGACAGCGAATACCCCCAGCTCAAGGGCAAGCAAAAGGGCAAGGTCGTGGACGTGAAGGAGTACATCTACGACGACACCGTGGACACCAGCGAGAAGAGCGTGGTGGTGGACTGGTACTACAAGGTCAAGACGCCCAGCGGCAGGACGGCGCTGCACTACGTCAAGTTTGTAGGGTCTACCCTGCTGTACGCCAGCGAGAATGATCCGGAGTATCGGGAGCGTGGCTTTTACGACCACGGGATGTACCCGGTGGTGCTGGACGTGATGTACCCGGAAAAGGGTACGCCTATCGGATTTGGGTATGTGGCGATCTGCAAAGACCCCCAGCTGTATATCGACAAGCTCAGCGCCAACATTCTGGAAAACGCCATGATGGCGACCAAGAAACGCTTCTTTGTGTCGGAGAGCACGGCCATCAACGAGCAGGAGTTTATTGACTGGAACCGGCCTCTGGTACACGTCAACGGCGAGATCGGCGACCAGCGGATCAAGGAGATCGTCACCCAGCCGCTTTCCGATATCTACGTCACGGTGGCGCAGATGAAGATCGAGGAAATGAAGGACACGGCGGCAAACCGCGACGTGAACTCCGGCGGTACCTCCAACGTGACGGCGGCAGCGGCGATTGCCGCCTTGCAGGAGGCCGGAAACAAGGCAAGCCGGGATATGATCGCCGCCAGCTACCGCGCCTATACCCAGATCAACACGCTGTGCGTGGAGCTGATGCGGCAATTTTACGACGTGAACCGCAGCTTCCGCATTACCGGCGAGGGCAACGAGTATCAGTTTGTAGACTTCGACAACGCGGGATTGCAGGATCAGGTGACGGGGCTGGACACACTTGGCAACGAGATGTACCGCCGTCCGGTGTTCGACCTGAAGATCAAGGCGCAGAAAAAGAATCCTTTCTCCCGCATGGAGCAAAACGAGCGGGCAAAGGAACTGTACTCCCTGGGATTTTTCAATCCTGACAACGCACAGGCCAGTCTGACGGCGTTGGAGATGATGGACTTTGAGGGCATCCAGACCGTGCGGGAAAAGGTGATGCAGGGGCAGACCCTGCTGAATATGCTGATGCAGATGCAGTCGCAGATCGCCATGCTAACGGGCGCTATTATGCCGCAGGAGGGCGCGGGCGCTGCACCGGCGCAGACTGGCGGCGGCGCACCTGCGGAGGCCACCAGCCAGCTTGCAAGCGGCATCATGCAGGCGCAGACGCCTATGACCGGCTACGGGCAGGCATTGGCAAAGCGGAGCACGCCCAGCGTATGACGGAGGTAACACTGCATAACGGGGACAGCTACTCCGTGAGGTGCAAGGGACACGCCACGGGATACCCCGACGTGTGCGCGGCGGTAAGCTGCCTCTTGTACACGGCGGCGGGCTGGCTGCACAACACGCAGGAGGCGGAGCTGGTGCCGGAACGGCTTGACAGTGGGGATGCGTACCTGCGCTGGCACGGCGGAAGGTGGCTGTATGATCTGCTGGAAATCGGCTTTTTGCAGCTGGAAATGGCAAAGCCGGAGGCGATCACCGTAAAAATCGAAAAAAAATAAAAATAATTTTCGTTTTAGGGGTGCGGGAAACCGCGCCCCCTTTCTATGATATAGATACTTCCTCCCTGCCTGCGCGGTGTGACGGCGGTGAAAAGCCGCCGCCCGCCGCAAGGGTGGATAGGGAGCGCTGCACGGGAGCGATATGCCCGCGAATTAAAGGAGGAACAGATATGTACCTTTACAGAATCTCCCTCTGCCTCTTTGACGGCGAGGGCGGCGATGGGGCGACAGCTGCCACCGCACAGGGCGAGACACAGGCAAGCTCCGGTACCACCCGCCAGAGCAAATCGGGCGCACTGGCCAACGTTAAGTACGGCAAACAGGCGGAGAGCCAGACGGAAGTACAGTCCGACGCCGGGACTGAGGATAAGGTGAAGGACGTGGAGACCACGTCCGACGCGCTGGAGGCCAAGAAAAAGGCTTTCCGGGAGCTGATCAACGGGGAGTACAAGGATCTGTACACCCAGGAGACACAGCGGATGATCGACCGGCGCTTCAAGGAGGCGCGGGAGACGGAGAAACGGATGCAGTCCTACCAGCCGGTGCTGGATACGCTGATGGAGCGGTACGGCATCGAGGATGGGGATGCAAAGCGTCTGCTGGAGGCTGTGGACAACGACCACGCCTACTGGAGCGAAGCCGCCGAAGAGGCGGGCATGAGCGAGGAGCAGTACAAGGAGTTCCGCCGTCTGCGGCGGGAGAACGCCGAGCTGCTTCGCGGCCAGCAGATGCAGCAGCAGGAGGCGCAGATCCGGGCGCAGAGCGAGAAGTGGTACATGGAGGCGGAGGCCATGAGGAGCAATCCCATGTACCAGAACTTTGACCTTGTGCAGGAGCTGCAAAACGACGAGTTTGTGAACCTGCTGAAAGCCGGTACACCGATGGAGCACGCCTACAAGGTGCTGCACTTTGACGAGCTGATGGGCAACGCGGTACAAGCCGCTGCCGCCAGCACGGAGAAGAAGGTGGCCGATAACGTCCGGGCCAAGGGCAATCGTCCCAGTGAGAACGGCACCAGCTCCAACAGCGCGTTTGTTACAAAGACGGATCCCTCGAAGCTGACGAGAGCGGACTTTGAGGAGATCGAGCGGAGAGTAGCAAGAGGCGAGCGCATTTCCTTTTGACCTACGGCTCCGCTGCGATATGCTGAAAGGAGCTATTACATGAACGCAATTTACAACGACCTGTACCTGATGCCGGTGGTGCTGAACCTGTTTGACGCATACACCAATACCACGCTGGATCCCGGTCTGAGCGACGAGATGAAGGTGTATTACTCTATGCGCCTCATCAACCTCGCCGAGCCGGAGCTGATCCATGACCAGTTTGGCCAGAAGCACCCCATCCCCAAGAACAGCGGTAAAACCATCGAGTTTCGAAAGTACGACAGTCTGCCAAAGGCGCTGGTTCCTCTGACCGAAGGTGTGACCCCCGCCGGTCAGAAGCTGAGCATGGGCGTGATCCGAGCCACCATCAAGCAGTACGGCGGCTACATCGAGCTGTCCGACATCCTGGAGCTGACGGCCATCGACAACAACCTGGTGCAGGCCACCCGACTGCTGGCATCTCAGGCAGGTCGTACCGCCGACACCATCACTCGCGAGGTGCTGGCTGGCGGCACCAACGTGGTGTACGCCGGTGGGGCGAAGGATCGCTCTGAGCTGGTGGGCGGTGACAGCACCGCCGAGAACAACAAGTACCTGACGGTGGACGACATCCGCAAGGCTGTACGCGCCCTGAAGGTCATGAACGCCCAGAAGATCAACGGGTACTTTGCCGGTATCATCCACCCCGACACCGCCTATGACCTGATGAGCGACAAGAAGTGGGTGGATGTGAAGACCTACTCCGACCCCGACGGCATCTACGAGGGCGAGATCGGCAAGATCGAGGGCGTGCGCTTTGTGGAGACCACAGAGGCAAAGATCTTCCATGCCGCTCCCCTGAAGATCGAGGACGGCGCCGAGGAAAGCGCCCGCAACCTGACCGCCAAGAGCGCGACCGGGAAGGTCATTACCATCAAGGAAAAGCTCACCGACAAGCAGGCCAAGGCGCTGACCGGCAGAGACATTCTGATCGGCAAGAATCTGCTGGAGGTGGAATCTGCTTCCGCAGGTGCTGCCGGTGCCGCTACCATCACTACGAAAACGGCACCTGCCGCTGTGACCGACGGTACGGTGGTGTATCCCGGCGAGGGCGGCGCAAATGGCCGCGACGTGTACTCTACCCTGATCCTCGGTGCGGACGCCTACGGCGTGACGGAGCTGGAGGGCGGCGGCTTGCAGCACATCGTCAAGCAGCTGGGTTCTTCCGGTACGGCTGATCCGCTGAATCAGCGTGCCACCGCAGGCTGGAAGCTGACCAAGGTGGCGGAGCGTCTGGTGGAGCAGTACATGGTGCGTATCGAGTCCGCCTCCACCTTTGAGAGCGGCGCGATGAACTGACGGTAACGCGGAGGGGGTCATTCCCCTCCGCATACCAAAAATGCAAGGAGGAATGAGCATGGCTGACAACAAGAAGCAGAGAACTCCGGAGGAGATGGAAAAGGCGCTGGCAGCAGCTAACGAGGCGCTGGCGCAGGCCAAGAAGGAGGCGGAGGATGCCAAGGAGGCCGCGAAAGCAGCCGAGGCCGTTATGCGCGGCATGGCGGCAGGGGAAGCCTCCGACGACGGCATGGTGCCGTTCTGGGCGTTCAAGGATGACGACCGGTACAAGGACGACATCGTGGTGGGCTGGAACGGCAAGGTATACCGCATCCAGCGTGGCAAGCACGTACGCATTCCCCGCGAGGTGTACAACATCATCCGCCGCTCGATGGCGCAGGACGCGGCGACGGCGGAGATGCTGGAGCAGAAGAGCCGGGAATATGAGGCGGTCAAGGCGCAGCTGAACTGACAACTGCATACTACCGCGAGACACGAAAATGGCTGTGACACGGCGCAGCAAGGCAGAAGGGGCGCTTCCCTTTTGACTTGCTGCGCCGTCTTTCAGCAGAAAGGACGTGAAACATGACAAGAACGATCCCGCTGAAAATACAGAATGAATACATCGCCGGTGACAAGGTGCTGATCGGCGCGGCGGGAAGTCACAATGATGTGGTGCTGCGGATGGAGTTCTCGCCTATGTGGGATGGGCTGGCGAAAACGGTACAGTTCTGCGATGCGTTGGGTGAAAGAACCGTGGAGGTGCTGCTGGCTGCACAAATGCTGGAGAGCGGTACCACCAACGTCTACCGTGTGCCGGTGCCGAACGGGGCGAAAAAGTACGTGGGAGATATGGCGCTTGCCATCAAGGGTGCAGAGGCTTCCGGCGGCAAAGAGGCACGGGCGACTACGGCGGTATACGGCACCTTTACAGTAGGTGAAAGCAAGTGGAGCGGCAGCGCAGAAACGGAACAGGACGTGCCGCCAACACAGGCAGCGCAGATGCAGACACAGATCGATGCGATACTTGGCACAATACAGGATGCGCGAGAGGCGGCGAATGACGCAAGAGAATCAGCGAGCGCGGCTGCGGCAACCGAAAAGCGAGTTTCGGAGGCTATTGTCAGAACTCCGGTCATCGTAAACGGATATTGGTATGTGTGGGATGACGAGGTTCGCGGGTACATCGAAACAAACATAAAGGCAGAGGGGCAGGATGGAGCCTGCGTTCCGACAGGAGGTTTGTTTGGCACAGGCGTTTCGGAAGACGGACACTTGCTGGTATATTACGCGGGCGATACGCCTCCGGCTCTTACCATCGATGATGCAGGACATCTTATTTTTACGCTGGAAAACGGGAACGTGATCGACATTGGCCGCGTGACGGGCCCTGCCGGACCTATAGGCGAACCGGGCGGAAAGGGAGACCCCGGCGAACCGGGCAAGACGCCGGTGAAGGGCGTTGACTATTTCACGGCGACGGACAAGCAGGAAATCGTGGACGCGGTGCTGACTGCACTGCCGGACGGGACGGAGGTGAGCTACTGATGGCATATGTTGATCTGGGCGCAGTCAGCGCATATGCAGACGCCAAGCGCGGTGGCTACACCGGGACATACGCAGAGTTCTGCCGGATGCTGGCACATATCCAAGACCGTGCCCGCGTGAACGATAATCTGCTGGCCAACTGGTATTTCGGGAATCCGGTGAATCAGCGCGGGAAGACGAGTTACGCGGGAACCGGCTACGGTGTGGATATGTGGTATACCACCGGCGCTACGCTGTCTGTGGACGTGACGGCGGAGGGCGTCAAGCTGTACAAGAACGCCGCGTCCGCCAACCCTGCATGGGCGCAGGCACTGGAAACGGACGCGGCGGTCGGGCAGACGGTAACGGCCTCGATGCTCTACAAGGGCAGCGGAGAGGGCGCCTCGCTGCGCGTGGCACAGTCTGGCGGCATCGTGACGCTCTCCAATGTGTCCGACTGGACGCTGGTGCAAAAGACGTTTGCGCTCGAAAAGTGGAGCGTCGGCACGTTGCAGGATCGCGCCATCGTGGCGATTCAGTGCTTCGAGAACATGGCGGCTAATCAGGGGCTGTACATCAAGGCCATCAAGCTGGAACCGGGTGAGCGGCAGACGCTGGCACATCAAAATGGCGACGGCGCGTGGGTGTTGAACGAGCTGTCGGACTATGGCGGGGAGTTGCTACGGTGCCAGCGGTACTATCAGGTCTACACAACAGCTGCGGCGCGTCCCGCCAAGGCGTTGGACTGTCGTCCCGTTATGCGGGCAGATCCGGTACAGAGTACGGTTGGCGTGGGCGGTGCAACACTGTACGCCAACAGCGCGGAGCTGTAAAGGAGGGCGTATGAAAAAGCTATACGAAGAATCCTCCGTGCAGGACATTGCGAACGCCATCCGCGAGAAGAATGGCGGCACGGAGAAGTACAAGGTAGCGCAGATGGCAGCGGCGGTACGCAATATCCCCTCCGGTGGCGCGGAGGTGTTCTACATCGACCTTGAGGGCAACTACCCCAATTATACCTGCCCGGTGGCGCTGGCCGACATCGCTGCGGCGTATGAGGCGGGGAAGGTGCTGGAATGCCGGTGCACGATGGGAACGTACACCGCAACGCTGCCGCTATTCATCCCAATACCTGAAGCTGGCCAATGGATATTCTCCGGCTCCGGCGAACTGGCGGATATGGGCTTTCCGGCACAGACCTTTACGGTAGCTGTTACCGGTTTTGGTGTGCAGGCCAGCAACGCGAAGCTGGCGACGACGGAGGATAAGCTGCCGAACCCCAACGCGTTGACCATCACCAGCGGTAGCAACAGCGTCACCTACGACGGCAGTGAAGCGGAAAACATCGATATCCCAGCAGGCCCAAAGGGCGACAAGGGAGATCCAGGTGCAACGGGTCCGAAGGGCGAGAAAGGCGATCCGGGGCCGCAAGGGCCTGCCGGTGTTGGCGACGACACGCCGGACTATGTGCTGACCGCTGCTGATGCGCTGGCCAAGAAGGTCGTGAACCACATTGGCGCTGACAACATCGTGTTTGCGGTGATGGCGGACGCGCATCTTGGCTACTACACCGACACGGGGAATGCCGCAGGAAAACAGGCGGGGCAGGCACTGAAACGGCTGAACGAACGGTGTGCACTGGATTTTGTCGCCCATGTGGGGGACTACACAACAGGCGCCTATAACACGACGGTGGAATCTGCCATGCGCGATATGGCCGACTATCAGTTGCTGATCGGTTCCAAGTTTCCCGGTCGGCAGGCATGGTGCGTTGGAAACCACGACGATGCGCCCTATCAGGCCACGGCGAACCGGATGTCCCAGACGCAGGTGTACGCCGCCATCAGCCGGAAGAATCTGGCCAGCAACGGCTATGTTCCGGGCGACGCAGCCTACGGCTACATGGACTTCCCCGCGCTGCGGCTGCGGCTGATCTATCTGGACACCCACGACCGGAGAGGTTGGAACAGCGCGCAGGTAGGTGTGGGTGAGAACTGCGATTTTCTTAACGTGGAAAACATCGGCGCTGTGCAGCTCCAGTGGCTGGCAGACCACGCGCTGGATTTCAGCGGTGTGGATGATCCCTCCAAGTGGTCGATTCTGATCTTTTCACACGCTGTTTTAGGCACGTCCGGCACCTACACCGACCCCGGCCCCGGCGGCATGGTGCATCCGTGCAATACGGCCAACGCGGCGAAGCTGCTAAAAGCCTACGCAACCAAAAAGAGCGGCAGCATCACCCACGGCGGCGTGGCAGTGAACTACAACTTTACGGCGGTCACACCGGCGGGAATCATCGGGTGCATCCACGGCCACGAACATCGCTATGCCAACGAGACCGTTGGCGGGGCGTTCCTGTCCATCTGCTGCCCAAACGTCTTGAATGGGCGAGAGCGTGTGTCGGCGGATGGCAACACATACACCAAGACGGCGGGAACAGCCAACGGAACGTCCTTCTGCGTGTTCAGCATCAACCGGGCCGACAAGAAGATCTATGTTGACCACTACGGCCCCGGCATCGACCGTGTGTTTGATTATACCGTGATCGACCCCAGCGCACCCAGCTACACCAATCTGCTGCCCAGTGCCACCGACACGGACGGCAGCATCTACAACGGCGTGGGATGGGAAAAGGGCTACCGACTGGGGAGCGATGGCGCTCCGTCTGGCCAGAACGACAGCTATCTGACCGGCTTTATCCCGGTCAAATTCGGCGATGTAGTCCACCTGAAAAATGTCAAGTGGCAGAACGGTGTCACCACGGGGCTGAACAGTGGAAACCAGCGTATCTCGTTCTACGACGCGAACAAGGCCCATTTGGGTCAGACAAACGCTATCGGCTTGGGCGGCGCGCTGTCGGGCGTGAAGGATGCGAACAACATCTGGACACAGTTCACTGTGAAGAACTGGTCTGGCGTGGACGTAGGGAGTGCTGCCTATTTCCGCCTGAACTGCGCGGAGATCAGCGGCGACAGCATCATCACGGTCAACGAGGAGATCACATGATGGAGGTGGATGAATGGAAGCATGGACGCAGGTGGCGATGCCGCTGATCGTGGCGCTGCTGACAAGCAGCGGTTTGTGGGCGCTGGTATCGAAGCGGGCGGACAAGAACAATGCGGAGCGGAAGATGCTGGTGGGGCTGGCCCACGACCGCATCATTCACCTCGGCATGGTGTACATCGAGCGGGGCTACGTCACGCAGGACGAGTACGAGAATTTGCAGGTGTACCTCTACGAGCCGTATGAAAAGATGGGCGGCAACGGCAGCGCACGGCGCGTCATGGAGGAAGTGCGGAAGCTGCCCATACGGTGAGGCATACAGTGAGGTGTAAGAAAATGGCAATTCTACACATCGTGATCGGTGCGTGCATCGGCTTTTGTGCGGCGGCGCTGCTCAAGAGCGGGAAATAAAAGGCAGGCGCAGATGCGCCGGAAAGGAAAGAGACCATGAAGCTGAACAACAAAGTATACGACATCCTCAAGTGGCTGGTCATCATCGTCATGCCCGCCGTGGCCACGCTGTACGCGGCGCTGGCGGCGGTGTGGGCGTGGCCCTACGCTGACGAGGTGGTGACCACCATCACCGCCGTGGACACGTTCCTCGGCGCGGTGCTGTGCATCTCCACGGCGCAGTATCACAAGGAGGCGAAGAACGATGGCTAAGCGGGTGTATCTGTCCCCCAGCGACCAGCGGCGGAACACCTACGCGGTGGGCGACACCACCGAGGCCATCCAGTGCGGGCGCATTGCCGAGGCTTGCAAGGCCGCTCTGGAGCGCTCCGGCGTGGAGGTGATGCTGGGGCAGTACGACACCATGCAGAACCGTGTGGCGGCGTCCAACCGCTTCAAGGCCGACCTGCACGTTCCCATCCATTCCAACGCCTGCAACGGCAAGGCCAGCGGTACGCATCTGTTCTGTTACAGCGGCGACCGGAACAGCGCCGGGTACAAGGCGTGTCAGGCGGTGCTGGATGTGCTGGGGCCTGTGACGCCGGGTGCGCCGGATGTCATCCGGGCGTATCCCGCACTGTACGAGGTGAAGCACCCTGCCGCCACGACGGTGTATATCGAGACGGACTTCCACGATGTTCCCCACATCGCGCAGTGGATCATCGACAACACCACCCTGATCGGCGAGACCATTGCCAAGGGTCTGTGCGCGGCGCTGGGCGTGACGTTCGTGGAGAGCGCCAACGTGCCGGTGCCTGCGGAGAAGGACACGGCGTTGCCCATGCAGGTGCGGATGCTCAAGCGCGGCATGAAGGGCGCAGATGTGAAGACCCTGCAAGCGGCGCTGATCGCCTACGGCTTTTCCTGCGGCGCGGCCGGTGCGGACGGCGACTTCGGCAGCGGCACGGAGACGGCGCTGAAGAAGTTCCAGACCAAGTACGGCCTCGGCGCTGACGGTATCGCCGGGAAGGGGACTTGGGGGAAATTGCTGGGGAAGTAAGGAGGAACAGGTATGACAGTGACGGAGACGATCTCCAAGGCTGGTGAGCTGCGGATGAACACCATCAGCGACGAACAAAAGGCGACGTGGGTGATGGAACTGGACAAGGAGCTTACTGAACGGCTTGGTGCAGCGCCTCGCGTACACGATTGGCCCGCCGGAGACGGGGAGCTGCTGCTCCCCTCCCCCTACGACCGGGTGTATGTGCTGTACTTGTGCTGTCAAATCGACTACTACAACAACGAAACGGCGCTGTACGGCAACGACAAAACGGTGTACGACGAGGCGCTTGGTGAGGCGCTGGCGTGGTGGCGGCGGAACAACTGCCCCGCGTATAGCGGAAATGTGCAGGTGATGTAATGCGAGTACCTGAGCTACCCTATGAGCTGCGGCCAAACAGAGCGGAGACGGTACAGATGCGCGGCATCAACTGGTCGGACGCCCTGCGAGAGGGTGATCTGCGGGACAGTATGAACGTGTCCGCCAGACGGTGGCCGTACCTGACAACGCGAAAGGGTCGCGTCAAGCAGACAGCATATAGCAACGCTACGGCGCTGACCGCATGGGAAAAGCTTGTCGCAGTGCAAGGGACTTCCCTTCTATACGATGGGAAAACTGTTGGCAAAGTTACGGCTGGCAAAAAACAGTTTGCCGTTGTCAACACAAAAATGGTGATCTGGCCGGACAAAGTGTATCTGGACATTAACGACAAAAAGGTTAAACCTCTGGCAGCGACGGTGACGGGCAGCAAGGCGACATTCACAAAGAACAAAATGACCGTTGCGGGGTGGCCGGATTTACGCAAGCTGTTCAGGGCGGGAGACGGTGTAGAGCTATCCGGCTGCGAGACACAAAAGAGCAACAATAAGCATTTTGTGATCAAGGGCGTGTCGGCAACTGCAATTTCTGTGGCGGATGAGACATTTACGGAAGCGGAGGAGGCAAGTGCGTCCATTACGCTGGCACGAAAAATCCCGGAGCTGGATTTTATTTGCGAGAGCGAAAACCGGCTTTGGGGCTGCAACAGTAAGACGCAGACTATCTATGCCAGTGCCTTGGGAGACCCTACCAACTTTAACGTATTCGAGGGCGTGGCGACGGATTCCTATGCGGTGGCGGTCGGCACGGATGGGAAATTCACCGGGTGCTGCAAGCTGGCATCCTCGGTGCTTTTTTGGAAGGAAACAAAACTGCACAAGATGCTGGGCGGCTTTCCAGCGGAGTATGCCCTATACACCTACGAGATGGAGGGTCTGCAAGACGGGTGTCACAAGAGCCAGCAGGTCATCAACGACACGCTGTTTTACAAAGGGCCTCACGGGGTATACGCCTACTCCGGCGGTACACCGTCACTGATCAGTGAGAACTTCGGGGAGAAGGACTTCTCCGGCGCAGTGGCGGGCAACGACGGTGACAGCTATTACCTGAGTGTGAAAGACGGCGGCGCATACCGTCTGATGGTGTATGAGACAAAGACCGGAATGTGGGTGCTTGAGGACGGCACGGAGGCCGTGGATTTTGCCCGCTTGGGGCGAAAACTCTATATGCTGGACGGAAACGGGGATGTGTACCTTTTGGACGGCGAGAAAACTCCGCAGACGCAGCCGTGGATGGTGCAGCTGGCGCCCATGTATGAGACGCTGAACGGGAAAAAGGCGTACTCCAAGCTGCTGCTGCGGCTGGAGCTGCCGCTTGGCAGCTATGTGATCGCCAAGATGCGCTGCGACGGAAAGCCGTGGCAGGAGTGCGGGCGAGTGATCGGTCGGGATTTCAACGTAACCACGATGCGGCTTGCCGCCAACCGGTGCGACAAATTTGAGCTGCGGCTGGAGGGCAAAGGCCCCTGCACCGTCCTCGGACTTTCCAGGGAGTTTATTGTGGGGAGTGATGTAAAATGATTGTTTTCCCGGAACGCATGAACACCGTGCAGACGGGCGATCCCGCCGCCGCCTTGCAGACGGTTGAGCGGTATATTAACTATATGTGCCAGCGTGTCGAGTGGGCGCTGGGCAACGTAGGAAAGACCGTCACGGAGGCAGGGGTCAGCAATGCGGAAATGTATAGCTTGATCCTTACACTGCAAAATATCGTGTCTGCTTTGCAAAGCACGGTGAACAGCCACGGAGCCAGTATCTCCTCCCTGCTGCAAAACGTGACGATGCAGGGCAACGACCTTACGGCGGTGACAAAACGTGTCACAGAGCTGGAAAACAAATATGCCGCGCTGGAAAAGCGTGTGACAGCTTTGGAAAACAGAGGACAGGAGGTGCCGTAATGGCGAAATTCGCAGATCGTATTAAAAAGAAGAAAGAAAGAAATGAGAATAGGACATGGGACGTATACACAAAGCCGGAGGAAAACGGGTCTGGTACGTCCGGATATTCCGGATATCAAGGCTATACGCAATCGTCTTCCGTCTATCCGGCTGGTATTGGAGATATGCCCATCTACAATACGGAGTATATGCAGAACTCTAAAGCGCTTGCGGATAAGCTCCGCGATATGGACTACGCAGGATGGACGAATGGAGACCAGTATAAGTCTTTGCAAAACCGGTATAGCGCAAGCGGAAGAATGGGGATGCAGGACGTTATGGGCCAAGTTGCTGCGCGTACTGGTGGGCTTGCTTCTTCTTACGCGACGTCCGCCGCACAGCAGCAGTACAACTACTACATGTCTCAACTCGAAGATGTTGCGAGACAGATGTATGCGCAGGAACGGGATGACATTCTGAAAAACGCAAATTTGTACAGAAATCTTGCGATTGACGAATACGGGAGATACAGAGACGAAATGTCTGACTATAACGCCAGATATGCAGCCATGCAGGCGGCGTCCAGAAGTAGCAACGGCGATGGGTCTTCTGGCAGACCGGATGCGAGCAGGTACTACACAAGGCGAGGTGAAAATCTCGTAAATGTCCCCAATTACGGCGAGGTAAGTTACGAGGATGCAGAGACATTGGAGAAGAAGGGATATATCAAGCTGATTGGCGTTGACAAAAACGGGAAGCCTGTTTTTGCCCCGACAACCAGAAAGAACTATGTAGACCCTGTAAAACTGACAAGATAAGGGGGAAACGATATGCTGAGACCCACGGGCGGCACCGCGCAGGAGCGGATCATGCTGCGGGCAAATGCCATTGGAAAAGTAAAAGAGCCGGAGGAAAACACGGCGCGGTCGCGGATTCTTAGCCGTGCCGCAGAGATGGGCGAGGTAAAGCCTGCGGAGGCTGCGCCGAAATACGCGGAGGAAACGACGCGGGAGCCGTATAGCATTGCTGCACTGGGTGCTGGCAATTACGGTGCGGACAAGCGTATTTTCGGGGAAGGGTATAATTACGGTCAGGGCCTTGCAAAGGCGGGGCTGATCGGTCTGTCGCAGATTGCCAAGGTAGGAACCAGCGCGGGAGCGTGGGCGGAGAATCTGCTGGGTGCTTTCATAAAAGAAGGTTCGAACGGCGTTGTGGCTCCGGATACGAGCAAATGGCTTTTCAACCGATGGAATCAGAACGTTGACGCAGAGGCGGAGGGTATTCGGCAGAAGTACGCGGAAAATACGGCGCGAGGCGGACGGGCAGCGGAGGTCGCAGAAGATCTGGGATCGGCAACGGTGGCAGCTGTGCCGCAGGCTGTGGCGGCTATACTCACCGGCGGCGCAAGCTCTGTTATGACGGCGGAGCAGTTGGCAGCGCAGGCGGCAGCTTCTCCCGGTATCGTAAACACGATTTCAACTGGTATGCGGACGATGGTCAAAGACCCCAACTTCCAGCTCTCTTTTGCGCAGGTATTTGGCCCCGGATATGAGCAGGCAAAGGCGGACGGCGCAGACGACTTCCGCGCCACGGTATACGCCGTGGGGAACGGCCTGATGAACGCGGCGGTCGAGGTCGGCGGCGGTATCCAGACGCTGCCTAAGGAGCTGCAAGGCGGCACCTCCGCATGGAAAGCGTGGGTGGATTCCATGCTGGACGAGGGCAAAGAGGAGGCCGTGCAGGGCGTGATCGAACGCGCGATGCAGAACGCCGTGTACGACAAGGGCAACCCTCTGGTCGGTATCGGGAATGACGCCATTTTTGACCCTGCGGCGGCGGCAGAGGAATTTGCAGGCGGCGCGGTCGTCGGCGGCATTTTGTCAGGCGGGCAAATCGGAGTCAATGCGCTGGGAAACCGCGTGGCGTATGACGCGGCAAAAGCGCAGTACAACCGTGACGTGCAGCGGAACACCGCGCCGGAGATCAACACAAAGGCAGCAGAGGCGGTGGAGGCCGTGACGCGGGGCGAGACCATCACCGGCAATCAGGCGGCGGCTATCGCCCGTGACCCGGTGGCGGTGGAGGTGCTGGAGCAGCGCACCGGCGTAAAGCTGGACACAGACAAGCCGATCAGTCAGGTAAAACGGGACATTGCGGGGCTTGCAAGCCGCGAGGTGACGCAGGAAGCGCAGAGGGCTGCACCTCCCTCCCCTGCTGCGCAGAAACGCGCAGAGAAGCGCGTAGGCGGTTTTTTGGAAAACGGGCAAAAGGCGTATCAGGAAATGAGCCGGACGGCAGAGGACGCGCCCTCCCTGTATGCGGGATTTTCCAGCGTGTACAACGCGGGGCTGAACGGCATCGAGGCGGACAAGGCCAAGGGCAAGTATGCGGCGATGCTGACGCCGGAGCAGCGGTACGCGGCGTACAACGCCGGTCTGGAGGACGCACGGGTGCAGTTGGCGCGGGAGAACGCAGAGGTGGCGTCCGTGACCACCACGGCGGGCGCCGGTCTGGCTGACAACGAGTACAGCCGGGGTCTGATCGCAGCAAAAAAGGACACCGCCGCCACACTGAACGCATGGGGCAAGAAGCTGGGCGTCCGGATCGAGATCGTGGATCAGGTGCTGGGCGGCAGAGCCAACGGCCAGTACATCAAGGAGCAGAATCTCATCCAGATCGCCGCCGACAGCGACAAGCCGCTTTTGAATGTGACCGCCCATGAGATCACCCACCGGATGCAGGACTTGTCCCCCGCTGAATACCGGAAGTTCCGGCAGGCGGCGGTGGAGTACAAGATGCGGGAAAACGGCGCGGACACAGAGGCGGAGATCGTGGAGCGGTACATGGAGGCGGCGGAACAGGAGGGCGTGACGCTGACGCGGGACGAGGTGATGGACGAGCTTGCGGCGGACTTCGCCGGTGATATGCTGGACGACGCAGATCTGTTTGCCAAGTTCTCCAAGGAAAACCGGACGGCGGCGCAGAAGCTGCTGGACAGCCTGAAGGAATTTCTTGCCAAGGTCAGGGGCCTGTTCACCGGAAAATACCGCGACATGGCGACGCAGGAGGCATACGGCAAGGACTTTGCCGAGCTGGAGGACATTGCAAAGCAATGGCAGGCGGCTTTTGACGCGGCGAAGCGGCAGGCGGAGAAAGCAAAAACCGCCACGGAGGGCGGCGAGGCGCGGTACAGCCTGAAGCAGACCAGTGACGGTCAAACATACGTCATGGTGGAGAACGCCATGACAAATGCGCAGCTCAAAGACCATCAGGCTATAGCAGACTATATTGCTGAACACATCGGGGAAGTGTATACCATCATCGAAAGCGGGCAGCGGGTGTACATTGGGAAAGATTTGCCGAATGAGTATACTCACAGTAAGTATACTCAGCGGATTGCCAACAGCGCAAAGCAGAGGGCAAAAAACAGGGCTGTTTCCAATTTGGGCGAAATGGTCGAAATTGCCACAAACCGCAGATGGGAAAAGACAAGACACCCTAACAACAAGGACGCTGCATATGGGATGTATCGGTATGATACGACATTCGCGTTTCCTGTAAAAGGAGAAAATGGAGTATATCGTGCGTATGACGCAGAGCTGTTGATTCGCAATGCCTCTGACGGCAGGAAATACCTTTATGACATTGTGTCTATAAAAGAAAACACCGGGCTTGCGCTTGACCTTAATCAAAAGGCCAGAGGGCGGCAAAACGCCGCCACGCAATCCGGTGCTTCTGGTACCAGTATACTCACCGATGGAGAGAATGTCAAGCCGCAGTTTTCACTGAAAGCGCCTGTGGAGGAGACAAAAAACCTGCTGGCGCTGCATAACCTGACGGAGAAAAATCTGCTGGACGCCGCAAAACTGGGTGGACTGCCTATGCCAAGTATTGCCATTGTAAAGGCAGACGAAGGCCACGGCGAGTACGGCGACATTTCGTTTGTGTTCAGCAAAGATACCATCGACCCGCAGCTGTTCCGCAGCAACAAGGTGTACGGTTACGACGCATGGACACCTACTGCCCCGCAAATTGAGTACGAGGTAAATGAGAAATCCGCCAAAAAAATCCACGACCTATTCTCCCGCATGGAGCGGGCGAAAGGCAGGAGCTTTGCAGACCCCTTATATTCCGCGGCAAACACGCTGGAGGACGAGCTGAATCGGAAGGGCGGCGTAGATAAAGTTGTCGGGGCTATGCGCGACGATCCGCGCGTGATGAACATTTATCTGGAAGACACCGGGCGCGGTGCCGTGGATAATGTTATAAAGCGCGAAGTCACACGCATGGACGACAACCAGCAGGAAATGGCATCGTTCCTGATCCGTGAGTTGGGAGACGGCGTTGTAAATGACTTCCGCCCGAAAGGGAATGAATCTCCTGTTGCGGCGAGAAAACTGTGGTATAAGGATCATGGAGAAGCACTGAACGCCGCGCTGCAAAAATACTACGAAAAGCTGGGGCTTCCTGCAAAGGATGCGGCTGATGTGGTAAATGCAGAAACCGTTGCGGCAAAGACGCGGTATATGTTGGATGCGCGGAAATATCTGGCTGGTAACACGGAGACCGTGACGGAGGAAGTGGACAGGGATGCCACCGACAAAGCTATCCGCGACAAGGTAAATCAGAAGGAGTACGAGCAATGGCTGGATGACCTGTTTGACGGTGTTGTAAAAAACGAGGGCATTTACAACGGTAAGGATTACTATACATCTTCCGGCAATCGCAGGAGTTTTTCGGCAACGCACTATGAGATCACGCTGGAAAACATTGTTAAAGCGATGAAGCAAGGCGATCAGAAGGGTGCCAACACATTCTTTGGTGGCCAGGCAATTTGGGGTGTTGCGTCAAAGGATTACGGCTCTATTGACGAGATCAAGGCCGATTCCGGGCGGCTTCAGAAAATGACCGAAGAAGAATACAGTGCTATCCGGCAGAAGTATTCTGAACGCCTTGCGGAGTTGACCAACGAGATTAAGGATCCTGCGGCAAGGAATGAGTTTATCGCATCAGACGATGCGGCGTCGGCTATTGTAGAGACGCTGCGGACAAAATGGACTGTGGCGGCTATTGACAAAGAACTTCGTACTTACCCCACGCTGCAAATTAAACCGGACACAGCGGAAAAAGTGTTGCGATTGGCACAGGATATTTCTAATATGCCGACCGGATACTTTGAGGCGAAGCCGCAGAGAGCTGTTGGCTTTGATGAGGTGTTGGCGGCGGTCATCCCTAACGACGCCAGCGCAGAGGTAAAGGCAGCGCTGAAAAACGCCGGTGTGCGGATGATCGAATACGCAAGCGGCGATGAAAAAGCCCGACTGGATGCCGTCAACAGCGTGGGAAATGCGAGGTTTTCTCTGAAAGCCACGGCGGAGGTAGAGCGCGAGGCGCGGGAACTCAAGAAGGAGCGAAACGCGCTGGCCAAGCAGAACGAGGCGCTGAAACAGCGGGTGCAGGAGCTGAAGGGCGAAATGCGCATCAGCAAGGAGCCGTCCGTGGTGGCGCGGGACGTGAAGAAACTGGGGCTGAATCTCATCCGCGAGTACGGCAGCGATGTGAAATACGCGGACGTGCAGAGCGAGATGGACGCGCTGGCCAAGGCCGTGATGAAACGGGATGTGACGATGGAGGATCTGATGCCTCACGCCAAGGCCGTGGCGGAGGCCATCGTGGACAACACCTCGGAGCTGACGGAGTACGGCGCGGAGCTGCTGGAAATTCGAGACCATTTAAAGCGGCAGACCATCCAGTTTAGCGGGGACATGGCAAACTACAACGATTTCCGAAAGAGCCATCTGGGAACGCTGAAGCTGAACAAGGGCAACGGCACGTCTGTGGATACCGTGTACGGCGAGCTGACGGAGATGTTCGGCGAGGGTTATTTCCCAAGCGACGTGCATACGGAGGCGGACAAGCTGCTGCAAATCGGTGATGTGCTGGATGGCCTCGACAGCGTTTACCAAAATCCCTTTGAGGGATACAGGGACGCGGCGGTGCAGGAGATCGCCAATCAGCTGATCGACGGCATGATCTCCGATCAGGTGCGGCAGAAGAAAACGTATGCAGACAGGCGTGCGCTGGAAAAGCAGGAGGCCGTCGGTCGTGTGCGGGAGATGCTGTCCCGTGAGCGGCAAAAACGCCGGGACGACGTAAACGCGCTGCGGAAGAAGTACAACGAGAAGACCAAGAAGGGCAGCGAAAAACGAAAAGCAACGGCGATGCGGGCGCGGATCGCAAGGCATACCGGCGCGATCTCCCGCAAGCTGGTGAATCCCACGGACAAACAGCACATTCCGGAGCGGCTGCGTGTAGCGGTGGCAAGCCTGCTGCAAAATATCAATCTGGAAAGCGCGTACAGCTACGACGAAAACGGGCGGCTGCGGAAGAACGCGGACGGCGACCCCACCAGAAGGACGCTGGAGGCAGATCGGCTCAAGCAGATCTATGATGATATTCTGACCAACGAGGGGAATATGGTAGTAGACCCGGCGCTGACGGAAAGCGGCGGTCTGCTGGATTCTCTGTCCGCGCTGGGCGGCAAGCGCATTGCGGATATGAGCGTGTCCGAGCTGGAAACTGTGTGGAACGCGATCCGTGCCATTGAAACAACGCTGACAACCTACGACAAGACGCTCTCCTCCGCGAAGTACAAGAGCACCAGCGAGTGGGCGGAGCGATTTGCGGCGGACAGCATGGGCAGGAAGCGGCGAAACCGCAAAATCTCGCTGGATATGGCAGACCCGTATACGTTCTTCTCTGCCTACGGCGATGCGGGTAAGCAGCTGTACAGAACGCTGCGGAACGCGCAGGATCAGCAGCACTGGATGCTGAGGGATGTGCAGCGCGAGGCGGAAAAGTTCTTGGATAAGAACGTGTATAAAAACCGCTTTGACCGGCACACCTTTACTACCGGCCGGGGCGTGGAGCTGACGCTGACCACCGACCAGATCATGAACCTGTACAATCTGGTGCGGCGCGGCGAACAGGCCATGCACCATCTGACGGTGGGCGGCATTGTGCAGCCGGAGATCAAGCGGAACGGCAAGCTGAAAGAGATCCCGCGTGGGAATGACAACATTCTGCTGACGGAGGAGGACATCAAGGCCATCACCTCTGTGCTGACGCCGGAGCAGGTCAAGGTGGCAAACGGGCTGCAAAAGCTGGCAAGCACCAAGCTGGCGGAGTGGGGCAACAACGCCAGTATGCAGGTGTACGGCTATCGGAAGTTCAAGGAGGAGCATTACTGGCCCATCAAGGCCGCAAAGGATGCGGTGGCTTCCAGCGTGGAGAAGGACGCGGACAATGCGCGGTCGATCAAGAACATGGGCAGCGCAAAGGCGCTGACCCCCAACGCCAGCAATGCGCTGGACATCGGCGGCGCGTATGACGTGTTTGCGCAGAACGCCAGCGACATGATCAAATACGCCACACTTCTGGCGCCGATGGAGGATATCAACCGGCTGTACAACTATCGGTACCGCGACAGCAGCGGGAATCTGACGGGGCGGAATATGCAGCAGGTGTTGTCCGGCGTATACGGAGACGCGGCACAGAAGTATTGGCGGAATCTGATGCGGGATATGCAGAACGGCATGGTGAAAAATTCCAGCGACACCACCAGAAGCATTGAGCGGATCGTGGGCAATACCAAGGGCGCGGCTGTCGGCTCCAACTGGCGCGTGGTCATCCAGCAGCCCACGGCATTTTTTCGGGCGGCGGTGATCCTCGATCCGGAGAACATGGCGAAAGGCATCGCAAAAGGCGTGACGGACGGCAACGGCTGGGACAAGGCCAGAAACTGGGCGGCGATCGCCGGTATCAAGGATTCGTCCGGCTTTGACCAGGGAAGCCGTTACACCATTGCACGAGAGGTGTATGGCTCCAGCGACAGCGTTATGGACAAGCTGAGCGACTGGAGCAGCCGGGCCGCTGCCAATGCGGACGCCATTACATGGGGCAAGATCTGGAACGCCTGCGAGTGGCAGGTGGCGGCAGCCACAAAAGCGGAAGTAGGCAGCGATGCGTATTACCGGCAGGTGGCGGAGCTGTTTACGGACGTCATCGACCAAACGCAGGTGGTAGACGGCATCATGCAGCGGACGCAGATCATGCGGGACAGCGACGCGCTGACGCGGCAAGCCACGTCCTTTATGGGTGAGCCGCTGAAAAGTCTGAATATCCTGATGCGCTCCTATGACGCATGGCGTTTTGAAACCAACACGCAGAAGCGGAGCGCTGCATTGAAGCAGTTGAAGCGCTCCGTGGGTGCGCTGCTGGTAACGGATCTTATAAACTCGCTGGCACAGTCCCTTGTTGACGCGCTGCGTGACGATGACAAGGAGAAAAAGTATTGGGCGCGTTTCTTCGCGGCGCTTACTGGTGTCAGCGGAGATGAGGAGAGCTTCGGTGAGCTGGCAAAGAACGTTTTGCTGGAAGGAAACCTGAAGGGCAACATTACGCTGGTCGGAAGATTGCCCTATGCAAAGGATCTGATCTCCATCCTGCAAGGCTACTCCGTAGAGCGCATGGATGCAGATGCCATCGGTGACATTGTGCGGGCGACCCAGACGATGTACAGTAGCGTTACCGGCGAGGGCAAATATACCACCGCCTACGCTTGCAAGCAGCTTTTGACCGCTGTGAGCAAGATATTTGGCGTCAGCGTGGCAAACCTTGGCCGCGACGTGTGGGCTGCTGCTCGAAGTGCTGCCAATGAGACAGGCAACGTGCGGATCATGTTCGAGATGGAGAAAGCCATCTACCGTATGGACAGGAGCGCCGGGAACAGAAAGCGCTGGTGCGAACTGCTCTATCTGGCGCAGAAGGAGAACGACACAAAAACGGCGCGGATGATTTATAATGAGATGCTGGAGCACGGCTACGATGAAAAAGACGTGCGGCAGGGCGTCGAGGCGATTATGAAAACGGAGCAGAAGGTAAAATCTGTGGATGATCTGAAAAAACGGTGGCGAGCACCGTAAATCAAGGAAAGGAGCAACGGGCGATAGGGCAACCATCCTATGGCACCATCCCGCCGCAAGGCGATCCGCAAGCCTGCGTAACGCAGGATGAATCAGGAGCACCGGGAAATACGGGCTATGCTGCATAGCATGGCACCCAAAAGAGCTATCGCGTGGATCCAATCTTTTGACTTGCCGCAGGAGGAGGCACAGTGCATCGCGGAATGCGACGTGCGGGGACGAAGCTGCGTGGAGCAGGCGTTCCGCATGAACGTATCGGTTGACGGCGTAAAGCGCCGCCGCCGTACCGCATACAAAAAAATGGCCGACGGCCTGAGAGCAGAAAAAAGACACACCGTGTAGGTGTGTCTTTTTTTATGGCCACGCACTTTTTCGCCCTTTTCTTGACGCTTTCCCCGGAGATATCTGCCGTATGCTGGCGGTAAAGAGAGGTGGTCGTGATGTTCGTATGGTATAACCCGAATCCCTCCGGCAAGAACGTGGGAGACTGTCCTGTTCGCGCGATCTGCCGCGCCACGGGGCAGGGCTGGCATGAGACGTATGTGCAGCTTTGTATGCAGGGTCTGGCACTTGCGGATATGCCCAGCGCCAACAACGTGTGGGGCGCGTATCTCAAGAAACTGGGCTTTACACGGCATATCATCCCGGAGGACTGTTCGGACAGCTATTCCGTGAGTGATTTTGCAATGGATCACCCGCGTGGTACATATCTGCTGGCGCTGGCGTCCCATGTGGTGTGCGTGATAGACGGAGACTGGCACGACACATGGGATTCTGGAGCCGAAACACCCTTGTATTACTGGGAAAGGACGGATGAAGCATGAACTATCCATACTACGGAAACCCCTATATGCCACCAATGCAGGACAACCTCGCCCAGCTGAGGCAGCAGCAGATGCAGGCCCTTCCGCCGATGCCGCAAAATCCCCTGCCGCAGAGCGGCGTGCAGTGGGTATCCGGCGAACAGGAGGCAAGAAGCTGGATGGTCGCTCCCAATGCGGCGGTGGCGCTGTGGGATTCGACGGCGCCCACGGTGTATTTGAAACAGGCCGATGCAAGCGGCAAGCCGACGCTCAAGGTGTACGACCTTGTGGAGCGGCTTGCAAGCGCCCCTGACACGCAGAAAGCGCCCGCTGCGGAATATGTGACCCGTAAGGAGTTTGACGCGCTGGCGGCACTTGTGAGCGAAATGAAGGGCAAGAAGCGCAAGGAGGAAAAGAGCGATGAATAATCCGTTTTTCGGTGCAATGGGCGGCGGCAATGGCTTTATGCAGATGGTGCAGCAATTCAAGCAGTTCAAGGCGAATTTTCAGGGCGACCCAAAAGCAGAGGTGGAAAAGCTGCTGCAAAGCGGCAAGCTCACGCAGCAGCAGTTGAACCAGCTCCAGCAGATGGCGAAGCAATTTCAAAGTCTGATGGAATAAGCAAAGTCTTAGCAAAAACATAAGACGAAACATAAGACGAAACATAACTTGTTTCTTGATCGTGGCCGCGATTCAGATAAATTACATCAACAAAAAGGAGTGATACTATGTCTCTTTCCGAGGGTATGCCCACCATGACCATGCCTGTGACCCCTGCCAATGGCAGCGGTAACGGCTTTGGCTTTGGCGGTGACGGCGCGTGGTTCCTCATCATCCTGTTTCTGTTCGCGTTCTGCGGCTGGGGCGGCAACGGCTGGGGCAACAGCGGCAATTCCGGCGGCGTGGTGGACGGCTATGTGCTGGCCTCCGACTTCTCCAACATCGAGCGCAAGATGGATCTTATCAACGGCGGGCTGTGCGACGGCTTCTATGCTGTGAACAACACGCTGTTGACCGGATTCGGCAATGCCGAGCTGTCCCGCGCCAACCAGCAGGCCGCGCTGATGCAGCAGCTCAGCGCTATGCAGATGCAGGCAGCAAACTGCTGCTGCGAGAACAGAGCCGCCATCGCGCAGGTACGCTACGACATGGCGACGCAGGCGTGTGACACGCGGAACACCGTACAGAACGCCACCCGCGACATCGTGGAGAATCAGAACGCCAACAGCCGCGCCATCCTGGACTTCCTGACCAACTCCAAGATGCGCGATCTGGAGAGCGCAAATCAGGAGCTGCGTCTGGCCGCGTCTCAGGCGGCGCAGAACAACTATCTGATCTCCCAGCTGCGGCCTACGCCTATCCCGGCGTATGCATCCTGCAACCCGTGGGCTGGCAGCTACACCGATTGCTCCGGCTGCTGACAACTGCATAAACCCATCTGTTCGGAATTTCCGAACTGTTCAGCTCCGGGCTGATATTGAAAGGCGGCGGGGCAATAGCTCCGCCGCCTGCATTTTTGAAAGGAGTGAGTATTTTGGCTGAGTATACCAATACAAACATCGTTTCTGTTCCTGCCGGACAGAATGTGCCGCTGACGGAAACTGCCGTTGCGGGCAAGTCCTGCATCGTACACCGCGAGGGCAGCGGGCAAGTGTTCTTGCGTGGCCTGACAAACCAGTGCAAGGCGCGTTTCCGTGTGTCTTTCGGCGGAAACATTGCCATCCCCACCGGCGGCACGGTGGGCGCAATCTCCGCCGCGCTGGCTATCAACGGAGAGCCGCTGACCAGCGCCGTGGCAACGGTAACGCCCGCCGCCGTGGAGAACTATTTCAATATCTTTGTCGCTGCCAACGTGGACGTGCCGAAGGGATGCTGCGTAACGGTGGCTATGGAGAACACCAGCGCTCAGGCGATCAGCTTTGCCAATAGCAACATGATCGTGGAGCGCGTCTGCTGAAAGGAGGGGCAATATGAACATGAAAGAGCTTTTCGGCATCCGGGAGATGCTGTGCGAGGAGCTGTCTGAGTTTTCCGGCCGGCGGGAGCTGAGCTCTGCTGAACTGGACGCCATCCACAAGCTGGCATCGTCCATCAAGAACATTGACAAAATCGCCATGTTTGAAAGCGGTGACTACAGCCGCGACGATGGTTATTCCCGCGACTGGTCTTCCGGGCGCACCGCCTACAACAGAGGCAGCTCGTATCGGCGCAAGAGGGATTCTATGGGCCGGTACAGCCGCGATGAGGGCAAGGCAAAGGATCTGATCGAGCGCATGATGCAGGACACCGACGATCCCAACGTAAAGGAAGCGCTGCGGCAGGCAATGCACGTTGTTGAGAACGAGTGACGTTGCTTACACGTTACTTACAAACGTGTTTTGGAGGAAATAAGAAAATCCCTGTAACCGTTGCGGTTACAGGGATTTTTGTGGTGGAGACTGCTGGACTCGAACCAGTGACCTCCTGCGTGTGAAGCAGGCGCTCTAACCAGCTGAGCTAAGCCTCCATATTCGGCAGCCCGAGACGGATTGCCGAAGTGGTGACCCGTACGGGACTCGAACCCATGTTACAGCCGTGAAAGGGCCGTGTCTTAACCACTTGACCAACGGGCCGTGTTTGTTGTGTCGAGGGTTACCGGAGAGATGCTCTCGCATCTCTCCGGTTCTGGTAGCGGCGACTGGATTTGAACCGGTGACACTGCGGGTATGAACCGCATGC